GTGAAGTCCCCTATAAAATTGAACGAAATCAGACTTATCTTTAAGCGGGTGAGTCTGTTTTCTATTACAAAAAGAAAACTGCCGAAGCAGTAATCTTGTGTATCGTCTATGCGTGAGTAGCAGTTGTATATAAATCTTGCTTGCAAATGTGACGATTCATACAATTTATTATAGCACAATTTTATGTAAACAAAAAGCGAGGAGAAATATAGAACCTCGCTCTTGTTAATTATGAAATGATATATCTAAATCTAGTTACCAAGTTTTAGTTGGTAGGTGGTTCTTGCCACCAATTAAATTATACCATTAATACCAGTTGTTTGCAAGATGAAACGATAATGCCTTACTTGGTGTTTCATATCTATCTTCAATGTATTTAATTGTACAATCTATCTGCGTTTGTGGGTCGTTAGTTTTTACACATCCGACACCTTCCCAAGTGCTATTAAGAAATTGTCCTAAACCGAACGCCGTGCTGTTTGGATTCTGTGCGTTTGGATTCCAATTACTTTCTTTCGTGATAATCAGATTAAATGCTTTCCATTCAGCCTCGCTCCAATTTTCTACAACTTCCCAATAAGCATAATCTCTAATTGGGTCTTCATACTTTACTTCAATAACTTCTAGGACTTTATCTTCTGCTAAAACTATTACAGGAAATCCTGCGAGTAATAGTGATAAATAAATAACTGCTTTCGCAATTACAAAGAATATCGTTTTTATAATTTTAATTTATAGGAATTTCTATCTTATCTCACCAATCCACACAAAGCGACTAGCGATGGTGTTGGGTTGCATTTCTGTACCTGCCCTGCTTCCATATCTATCTTTCTATCCTATTATATTATAACAAAGTTTGAGGTCAAGGAGTTATCCACTTATACACAGGTAAAACACGATTTAAGCCTTGTCAAATATAATATACTTGCGATAATTAAGTTACGAATTTCTTAAACCAATAGTCTACAAGTGTTATAATTAAACAAGAGGTTCGCACATTAACAAATGGGAGGCGTTATGAAACATAGTAAGAGGATTAAGGTTGTTGCCTTGACGGACTGGCACGTTCCTTATGAAGACCCTGTGGTCATCAAACTGGAAATTGACTGGTGCCGTCAGGAACAACCGCAGATTATCGTGATGCATGAGCTACACGATTTCTACGAACTGTCGAAGTTCGACAAAGACCCCGCAAGAAAACACGACCTGCAAGATGAGATTGATACAGTGAACGGCTATATGGCACAGCTCCGAAAAGCGTGTCCGAAAGCTCGTTTGATTTTGTTGAAGTCAAATCACCTTGATAGACTTCGCAGATTCTTGTGGAGAGAAGCACCTGCATTGGAATCACTACGTGTCTTGAAAATTGACAAGCTACTCGAACTTGCTAAACACAATATCGAGTATCGTGAAGATTTCTCTTTCAAGGGCGTTCTGTTCAAGCATGGTGACATCGTGAGGAAGTTTTCTTCCTACACAGCGAAGGGCGAATTTGAGCGTGAAAACGTTTCTGGTTCGTCTGGACACACACACCGACTGGGATTGTATTTTCATACTGTTCGTGGCGGAAGTCACGTCTGGATGGAGTGCGGTTGCGGTTGCAAACTTACTCCTGAGTATATCTCGGGGATTCCTAACTGGCAAAACGGGTTCGGAGTGTTTCTCTTTGAAGAAAAGGGAAAGCACTTCTATCCAGCAGTTGTGCCGATTATCAATCACCAGTTATTCTGGGGAGATAAGGTCTATGATTAACACTACGGGGCTAGGCAGTAATGCTGATGCCCTTTTTAATTTACTAAAATGAAAGAACTTAAAAAATACTTTGAACATTATAAACAACTTTATCCTCACCTATCTAGCTTTATGTGGTTTGGAAAAGCGTGCAAACAAGTTAAGCCAAAAAGGCGATACATTTTAGAGGGTTTTCGTGAGTTGGTGGAAAAGGGTGATTATTCCGCTAGCGATATTCCAAAGCTCATAGAACACCTCGAAAATATGGCTAACTTGCGTGGGTGATTTGTCGGATAAAGGTCAAATTTCGCTTATTTGAAAAAATAGGAAAAAACAAGGTACGCATACATATTTAATAGAATAGGGCTTAAAAAACGAAGATTATCATGAACGAAAAAACGCAAGAAAAGTCAATAGCAAAACACGAGATATTATCAATAACTTTTGGCAAACTTTCTCCTGAAACAGTTGCAGAGATAGATGCCTTTGTAGATTCAATGGACTATGGTAAAAATGCTTCAGCATACTTTGTCCATAAAATGATTACAAGACAACGAATACTATTTCGAGGCAACCCAAAAAGAGGAGAAAAGATAAACCCTAAGGAATGTTTACTTATAAGATTAAGAGATGCTTTGTTGGTCGGGAGTGGGTGGTGTGAAAAATGCGATGGTGCTTTAGGTCGTGGAGAATACTAAACTAACCGAAAAACAAACAAAGGTAGTGAACCAAGTTTTCTGTAGCGATTTACCCAACTTGTTATCGTGAAGTTAGGTTGCCAAGTTCCAGTATCAGAGTCATTTGAATATATAATTTCATTATCTCCACATATTCCAACATGACCTGTCACTTTTCCATTTCCATATCCAGTTGGCGATATAATAATGTTTCCAGCTTCAAGTTTTAAAGTCCTTTCAAATCTCGTGTCATTTTTTAATGTTTCATATAGAACCTTTGTTGAAACAATAATAGGGAATTTAATTAAAAGTCCTAATAAAGTAGAAACACTTTCAGCACAGCCAAGTTCATCAGGTGCGATGTCATTGGGCGACACATCTTCTCCGACTTTAGTTCGAGCAAGTTCGAGTAAGTGTTCTTGATTAGGTCTAGCCCATAGATATTCTTCAAAATCTTCTAGTGTCTTTTTTTGTAATAAATAATCGTGAAGTTTATCTTCTTTACCAAACTTACGGGCGATACAATGTAATAGTTCGTGCTTTACAGTGTCTTTAGTTCTTGTCGGATTAGTGTTGGCAAATACCTGTGAACGAGAACCATTAGATACACCATATAGACCACGTTTTATTTTATAATCTTTGGCAGGAACAATAACCATTGAGAAGTCTTTATCGTTAGGTATATCGTTCCAATTTAAAATAGTATAGTCACGGGTAGTTCCTTTTATGTCTGGGAATGTATCAATCTGTGTTCTATATTTCTTGTCGGTTATTTTAATATCAAATTCAATGTTTTTAACCGATACTTTGGAGAGTAACTTGGCGTATTTAGTATTTGTGTAAACTACACATTTCATTTTATTATAAGTGCAACCATTGCCAGAACAACAGATGATAGAATTATCGAAACGCAACCATAAACTAATCTTTTAATAGGTGCGAACTCCTCTTTAGATACATACTTGTTTTCAAGTTTCTGCTCAATACGTTCAACTGTATCTTTGATACCAACTATTTGTTCTTGCATAACTGCGATTTTTGTTTCTTCGGAAGGCATATTATTAATTAATCTTATATAAATGGGTTACTTTATCCCAGAATTTTGCAGGAGATACTTTTTGATTATAGTTCTCTGAATTAGACTTGACATTTATCATTTTATATAATGTAGCCATAGCAAGTTCCGAACAATACCATTTACCTTTTACTGGTTTTGAATACTGCCACAAGAAAGAGAATATTCCATGACCATCGTATTTCTTTCCAACTTGTCTTTCAAGGAACTCTTTGACTCTTGCCTGAACTGACGCAGTAACATCAAATCCCATAGTAGCAACAACGCTTTTCTTATCTTTCCAAGAACCATAAGCGGTTTTAGTAACACCTTTAATTGCGTGAGCTTCATATACTGTATTACCAACTCTTATAGAAATGTGGTTGTATCTAGGCGAAAAAACCCGAATAAGTCGGGAAACTGGTTTGTCTCCATTGTGAGCTTGAAATATAATCATTTACTATATTTTACCATATTGTCAATGATATAAAGAAAAGACGGCATTGCTGTCGTCTATGAATTAAGTTAACATATGTTAACCAATTAAATGGTCGGTATTTCTATAAGGGAAAATACCGCAAAGCCCATCTGGTTTTTGAGAGAGGTACACCATCAACCTACTCACGCTCGTGGGGTTTTGACGACTCCTCCGAAAGGCAACGTGATGACCTGCGAAGTTTCCGTCGTAGCTTTCTTTGCTTCCTGCTCATCTCGAATCCTCTGGTTTGTCGTTTCATCGAACGCAGTGTTCATGGTTTCACAAGCGGAATCACAAAAGTAATTCCTACCAACTTGGATACCACCATGCGTTAATTTCGTACCGCAGTATCTACACTTTTTCATCGTCAATCTCCTGTTCGTATTGTTCTCGTTTAGTAGCCCAGTATTCAGCACCACCACATTTGATGTAGTGGTCAATCAACCACTCGGGATGTTTGTGTAATTCCCAATCATCGCAGTTGTGTTCGACACGAGTTGCGTGTCTGTTCAACGGACAATTAAGTGCGTCTACAATCTGGTCTTGCGTGTATTTCCGAAAGTTAAAAACCTTCTTTTTCATAAAGAACCTCCTTGTATAATTATACAACTTTGGTAAAAATAGCTAGAAAGTTATTAACTTGACAAATTAACGATTATGTCGCATATTGTCTATACTCCAAGTGAACTCAATCCATAGGAAAGCTATCCATGCGTAGTCGTGAGTATAGATTAAAACAATAATACCTATAAGTAAGGCTATTGTATTTGTGATAAAGAAAAAGATGTCGAACTCCACCTCATGGTGTGACCTTTTATCGTTATTAGTAAGCCATAGTAATAGCTTTTTCATAGTCTAATTCTACAACTATTTTGAATACAATGCACGAGAACCTAGGGTGTCCACCTCAATGTGAACATCTGAACTTAATGCTTCCGCATCGCCAGAATATGCATCTGCACCACCAAATAACGTACTAGTGTCTGCTACATCTCTTATAAATCTTATTTGTAGAATATCAGATATACCATATCCAACTGGAGCAGATATAGTTCCAAATGAAGTTATTTGATGAATTGTACCAGATACATAAGTACAAGCACTTGCAGTCCATTTTTTAGAAGTCCACGATGTTGTTTTCGCCTGACAAGAACTTTGCCATCTATATTGGATTAACCAGTTTGGAGTTCCTGAAGCGTTTTGAAACCAATGTATATGTGGCTCTACTGCACTTCCGGCTTTCCAATCATGATTTATTTGAACATTCATTAAAGCCCAGTCATTCAGGTCGCAATTATTTTTAAAATCTAGTGTGCCCTCTGTTAAATCTTGAACTAAGTGTGCTGATGGATTTGATAGACCAGTTTTTATCAAATCATTTAATTCATCTCTGAAACAAGTAGCACTACCATTAGCTTTCATTGTGCCGTCTGCTTCGAACTCTGTATTGTTTGTTTCGTCTCCGAATTTATTAGTTCCAGTCCATTGATTAGTACCAGTAAGATTTGGTATCTCATTGGATGGTGTATTAACAACTGTGGTTATCGTAGTGTCTGACAAAGTATTTTATGTTAATTTTAATAAAAAGATAAACAAAGGGGCAAGTTTTTCTGCATCGGCTTTTTTTCTTTGGTGGTGGTAATGGCAGAGAGTAATGCCGTTGTGTATATTATACCTTAACTCTGGAAACTTTGACCAGCTGTAAATATGGTGTGCTTCTAATTTACCAGAACATAAAGAATTGTTTATTCTACATTTCCAGCAGTCTCTCTTTTTTACACTCCTGCTCCACTCTCTGTGTAATTGACCGCCCCTATCTTTATGGTCATCTTTCAAAGTAGTTCTATCTTTTTTCCAAAGATAGTGTCTTTCACCTGAGGGTCTTCCTTTTGGTATATATTTAGGTGGCGGTTTTCTGACACCCCTCTTTCCTTTATTGAAAGGAACCATACCTTTTTTAAAACGATATGGATTATCCAAAGAGCGAAGATGTTTAGCTAGTTTCTCCCTATGTTCTGGTGAAAGTTTTTTCCCAAGTTTGGCTAATCGTAGTTTTTCAATATGCTCTTTTGTTAATTTTTTACCTTTATTCCAAGATGTATCCGTACATTTATGTTCGTTTTTCCCTTTAATTCTTCCGCATTTTTTACATCTATCTGACATAAATTTATACCGTTGCGGCGATTAAGTTAGTTTTAATATCTATCTTTTCTATCTTGTCACCAAGCGTACCATCAGCATAATCAGTAGGGTCTGCTGATAATACTGCCTCCTTAACATCATTAACTGAAATTCCTGTTGAGATAGGTGGGGTTAATGGATTTCCGTCTGCATAGTCTGATTGTTTTCCTATGTCTAGTTGTACTCCCTTAGGGTAAAAAGTAGACCAGTCTGTGACATAAACATATCCATTAGTTGTGGTTGCGTCCGACATACAAGTAAACGTTGCCGTAATCTTAGGATAAGTTGTAAGTGGTTTAATTGGTACTAATAATTTCTGCCATTGTTCTGTACCGGCACCACCACTTAATCCAGCAATTTTAGCCGCCTCTGCATATGTGGTTGTTCCGTTATCATAGGTTACAGTAAGTCTTGGCATTTGATATGTACCAGCCCAGTAAGCTGCATTAGCTATATAAACATAACAAATAACTTCCATATCTTTGTTTTGGATATTACCAGTTGGAATGTCTTGTGTATATGGATGTAATAGTGTACCTGTTTGTGGTCTTAATCTAAAAGGATAGCCACCCGTTGTTCTAGTTGTAGTATCAGTCAATCCAGCACCACAAGTTACCTTATCTCCAGTTGGTGTATATGTGATGTTGTAAAGTGGATTACCGCCAATGTTAGCAAATGTTATATATGAGCCAGTTGTGTTATTGTAAATAGAGTTAGTATCAGATGTATCTTTATCTGATGACCATAAGTTAGCTGAACCGAATATACAGTTATCGCAAACAAGTTCTTGGTATGTTCCAATATATCCAGGGTTTATGTCGTGTGTGTTTGTATAAATATCTCCAAAGTGACCATCCTTTATTCTTTGTTTAAATCCTGTAATAGAAAATGCGTTATCTCTACAGCCCTGAACATAAAGATTAGTCCAAGTGTTATTGTTTCCAGCAATAGTACAACCAGCATAGTTATATGTTCCTGCTGCAGACCTTCGTTGTGCATTATAAACATAAATATCCTCGTATGAAATACCATTACCACCAAGAGAAAGAGAATCTTCATATCCGCCAATGGCGTAAATTCTTTTGTGTTCACCAGCATAATTACTTGCATATACAGGTTTTGATGTGGCTAAAGCCGCGGGAATACCGATAACTATATCCGTAAATTTTGCGGTTGGTTGTATATTTGAATATGTATAGAATGAATAATAACCAGAGGCACTAGGAATAGATGAACAATTTGAAATATTTAGTGTGTATCTAGCAGAGTTTGTAGGGTAGAATCCTTGTCTTGCAGCAGTTGTTCCACCAACATGTTTAAATTCTACGTTTCTGTATACACTACCTGTTGGATAGAAGAAGAAATCATTTGCTGACCAAGGTATTGCTGCGTCATTCGAAATTATCTTAATGTTGTGAGTATGGTTCTGTATAAAATCATTTACCGTGTGAGCATTGGCAAATGCACTTTCGCTACCACCTAGTGAAGCAGACAATGTGAACGTTGTGTCGTTTACTTTTGTTTTGATGTATCTGATTTCCCACTGGTTATACACTGCCCCTGGAATCCATAATTCGTCACCGACAACCCAATCTGAATGAGCTTCGGCAGTTATAAGTGGTGTAGCTGTAGAACCAGTACCAGATGAATACCAACCTATTTGCTCTTTTTCTGCACCATAATAAGATATGTTTTCTCCTGGTCTATAGTTATATTGATATGAGTGGTCTGGGGCGGCAACTGTTCCACCGTTCCAGATTAATTGTGAAGTGTATGTAACTGGAACTGGATTTGTTGATGTTCCTTGATGCCATTCTCCACCGTTTAATATAATTCTGTGCCCATTTATTTTAAGTGAAGTATTCATCGTTATCGGGAAATTAACCACTCCAAGACTTCCAACAGTAAGAGCGTTATCCCACAAAATATATGAAGGAACGGCTGTCATATTTTTAGCAGAACCTATTAAATAATCACCAGCTACAGACAGAGTTGCTTTTGTGTTAGTTACAGAGTCTCCGATAACTATTAAGTCGTCTGTGTCTGCGATTGCAGTATTTCTATTATCAACAGATAAGTAATGGATTTCTGTTGTACCAACTGACGAGTATCTCAATGTAACACCAGGGGCGGTGGAAACAAAAGACCATCTATAATATCCAGCAGTTGTAGTTGTGAATACGTAAGGAGTGGTTAGTTTTAAATACAACCATGTCGTCATAGCATTGCCTGTAGAAATCTGATTATCGTATGGAAGATTTGCTTCATTAACAGCAACCGTTCCCTTATCTACCCAAGTAGAGCCGTTGTATTCCTGTAGTGCGACTGTAAGTGTTAGATTTTTAACCGCAGATATGTTAGGCATTAAACACACAACGCCCAAAGCTGCGTTAGTTGTGTTTGGGGCAGTGAAAACAGCAGAGTATCTCTTTGTTGTTGAAACTGTTGCATTACCTACACCAGATGCGGAAGAGGCGGTTACTGTATCAGCTCCGTCAGCCCAATTCCTACTTGTTGTTACTATTTTAGTGCTCACTTTATTTCATTTAATAAACTATCAATTCTTTCTATCTCCTTACTGTCTCTTTCTATTTTAGAAAGCATTTCTGGTGTGAAGTAGTTAGCTTTAGCCCAGTCTAGTAATTCTCCATCTGATTTGACTTTGAGTTCTGATTCTAATTCAGCTTTACGAGCTTCTAGTTCTGTAAGGTCAATAGTCTCTGAAACTTTAGTGTCTTCGTTAAATCTTATGTATGTTGTGTTGTTTATTTTGAAAATCATTATAAATATGTTACTGCTGTTAATGTATCGCCTGACCAAGTTAATGTCTTAGTAAGCAATATTCCACTAGGAGTATCACCACTTAAAACGATAGATGTCAATGTATCTCCTGAATAATTGAGCGTTTTAGTAATTATACCACCTGGGAGAGTGTATACGATTGATGTAAGGCTAGAGCCAGTGTAATTTAGTGCGTATGGATACGACTTTAAATTCTTTGATACAGTCTCAAATTCATCGGATATAGAAGTATCTGAACCACTTGAACCAGCACTACCACTAATAATAATAGCCTTATCTTTCTTTATTTTATCTAGTTTCTTTTTAAGTGATTCTACATCATCTTCAAGGTCACTATAATCATCAAGACCACGAATAGCAGATATGTCAAGTCTGTCATCTTTCTTTAATGTTTCTAGTTTACCTCGTATTAGTTCTGGAGTATCTGGAGAACCATCGTTTCCTTTATCGCCTTTCTCTCCTTTGTCACCATTATCTCCCTTGTCACCTTTCTCACCATTTAATCCGTCTAGCCCGTCTATTCCGTCACGACCATTAAGTCCGTCATCACCTTGCTCACCTTTATCTCCTTTATCTCCTTTATCTCCAGCGTTACCTTTATCTGGAATAGTACCTGCGACCTTTTGTATTTCATCTTTAAGTTGTTCTATGTAATGAGAAAAATCCTCAGTTACACGTGTAACCTTTTCATTTATATTAGACTCTAGTTCTTTTAGTTTGTCAAGAATAGTAGAAGGGTCGTCAAGAGTAACCAACTTATCAAGTAGTTCATTTATCTCTGGGTTATTGAGTTTTCGTAGCTCGTCTATCATTTAGTATGTATTAACACCAACACCAACCTCACTCAGAACCATAGACCAAAATGTGTTTGCAGAATCTGGGTTATCTAACAGTTCCTTAAAGGTTTTAATTGGAAGTGGAGTAATTATGTTTTTTGCCGAACTCTTAATAGTTGGTTTGTCACCAAAATAATCTCTTCCCTTCATCCAGTCACGAACTAAGCTCATGGCTGGGGATGCTTTCCCTTCAAGAAAGTTATATAGGACATCAAGTCTTGTCATAGCTCCATATTTATCAGAATCTAACTCTGTTATCTTCCCTGTCTTTGTACTTTTGGATTCTCCAGTTACCATTCTTCCAACGAGCGTCAACATAGCAGCCATACCACCAGTGATATCATATCTTGTATCTCCAACCCTTATTTTTAGGAAGTCAGAACTTCTTGGGTCTAGACTAACGCTGTCGTCATTTATCGCCTTAGCAAACAATAATACACTGCCAATACCTGCTGCTGTTTTGACAAGGTTCTTTGCTGCAATACTTTTTACATAAGGAGTAATTTTTGGGTCAAGTAGATGTGCAGTTAAAAAATCCATATTTGACTTAACAAATCTAGGAGAAAACATATATGTATTAAGTGTGTTAGCAACTGGTTCTAATTTGCCAAGACTGCCTCGACCAGTCATCGAATTGACCAACTTTCCCAAACTCTCAGCCTGTGCCTTATCTGAAAGTATATCTATACCAGATTTTTCTGCTACTTTAATCATTCTGTCCATCAAGTCTGCTCTCATACGAAGTGCCGCCCCATTATATGCAGATTCTGATGCTTTAAATAGTCTTCCTAGAACTGGTATTTTAGCAGGAATACTAGAAGGAAATGCCTCCTCTGTTGTTAGTGCTATTGCGAGCTTAGTCGCTTCATACTTTCCGTTTAGTGCGTTTGGTCTTGAGTAGACATCAGCCTTAATTGGGGTTGTTGCATCTATACCAAACAACTCTTTTGCAAAGTCTCCCCATGATTTTATAAAATCTTTTGTCCAAATATCTGGATTAGTAAAAAGCGTTTTCACTCCCTGTCTACCAAAGAACGAGTTGTCAAGGGATGATAATATTGATTTTGCAGTTCCAGCAACATTATTTATCAGTTCTCCAGGACTTCTTAGCTGTTCAATTATTGTTTTTTTCTGACCAGAAGTCTTTAATTCTGAAACATAGTCTTTAAATATGGTTAAAGCTGTACCATAATCAGTCCTTTCTTTTGAACCAATAGGCGAGTCTGGAGAGATATTAGATTTAGCTGATTCAGCTCTTTGTGCCAGGTCGACTAGTTTTCCAGCTTCATTCGGAGATAAGTCAACACCAAGCCGCTTTTCAACCAAATCATCTAAAAACATGTTAAGGTCGGCTGGTTGTAGTATCTCAGTCATACGATTAACCTTTGAAAGTGTGTCTTGTAATTTAGAATTATTCATTCCAAGAACTTTCTTAGCCCAATTAACCATGCCCTGTTGCTGATTCTTCAATATTAACTTGCTTTCAAATTCAGCATTAACATTTTTGGCATTTTCACTACCAACGATTTCTGTAAATACAGAACGTCTCTCGTCGCTTGTCATTTGTGATAGTTTTTCAGGCGTAATTTCCCTAGATGTTAGGCTAGTTCTCAATTTATCTGCTGCAAATTTTGGTAAACAAAGTTTCATATTTAACAGGTTATTGAATCAAGAAACTCATTCCACGACTGTTTAGTTGGTTTAGCTATCTTATCAACACCAGCCTTGAGTTTATTTTTTGCATTATTAAAATCCTTAGTTTTTGAACGAATCTCCTTTATTTCTTGTATCGCACGAACTGGGTCAATATCAAATCTTCCAGAATCATCCAGTGCCTTTAACGCTTGTGCCGTTTCAGTCCCAATATTTGAGCTGGCTAATTCCATTATATCAGACAAGTTCCCTTCATTAATAGCAACATTTTTCATCTCTTTAAATAAGGTTTGTGGTCTAATACCATTATAATCTGTCTTGTTTCGTATTGCCTCTAGGACACCAGCCCTGTCCTGTGCTATCGCTGATTTTGCACTAACGGCGTCATCAGCCATATTCATCCTACTGATTTTAGATAATTTTGATGTAGGAATACTTATTCCTTGACTAGCAGCTTGGCTTTGTATTTTTTGTGATGTTCTACTTATGTCGCTTAACGTAGATTTGGCAACCGAATTAGCCTCATTCCAGCTGACCTTATTTATATTTGTAGAAGATATGTCGCTTACTGGCTCATATTTATATTCACCAACAACCCGCTTGACATTTCCAGAGCCGTCAAACTCTATGGTTGGTAGATTTGTTTTACTCTTTGTGCCCATTTCTATTGTCGGCAGCTTATTGTTAGGAATATATGGTTCATATCCCTGTGATTTCAAATATGCAGCATATCTTGTTGCGGGAGTATTTACTGGTATATTTACTACATCTGTAGAACCTTTCACCTTTAATTTTATAGGGGATTGTTTTAATTTTGAAAAGTATCTTGTTATGGCTGGTGCGGTACTACTAACAAGTGTTCCAAACACGCCGCCTGCTAATGTGGCATCGGTTATTGTATTTATAATATCGGATACGTTTTTAGAACCAGATGATGCTGCTTGTGCAACTCCAGTTGCAGCACCAACTTGCATACCAGTTGCGGCACCACTTACGGCAGCCTGTCTTAATGTCATTTTCGCACCCTGTCTAGCTAGGTTAGTTGCAGCACTTCCAGAATATGCAGCCAATACTGCTTGGGCGACATCTCCAACTATCTGTGGAGCAGTCTTGCTTAATACCGCTATCTCATTTAAATAATCTACAGGAATCTCACCTGCGGCAATTTTATCAGCTATACCACCTTTCTCGTTTACAGCAATTATTTGTCCAACATCGCTAGCAAATGGTTGTAACGACGGATTTATGAACCTGCTAATACCTTTTGCCAAGATTCTTCCTGGTGTACTTATAATCTGAGAGAAACTTCCTTTTTCATACTCAGGTATAAACTGTTTCTCATAAGCTCTTTGCTCATCACTTGGATTGGTAAACATCTGTTTAAGTCCTGTTCCAATATTTGCAATTCTAGAACCAATACCTTTTATTGTTTCAGAAGCAATCCCTCCGAAACTATTAAGTCTGTCAGATTCCTTTTTTAGTTGGTCTGTTTCAAAATATGAATTATATAATTTGTTACTAGAAATAGCGGCGTCATTAACGCTGTCCCATGATGATTTATTATTAACTGCTGGGGCGTTTGCACCAACTCGTTTGTTTAATTCAGACCATGTTGCCATGTTATTTATTACCAGTTACTTCGTAGTAATTATTCTTACCAAGTGTTTGGTCTATTAATTCATTAGATGCCTGTGGGTATCTTGCCTTTAGTGCATTAAAAGCAGTAGCCCACGACATTGAATTTGCACCCAATTTTTCTACATAAGATTGTACATCTTTATAGAATGATTCTATGTCTTTATTATCAGTATCTGTCCCACTACTTGTATTTCCACTTCTCATAATACCTTCTTCGATAGTCATCTGACCAGACAATAATGCCTTAGCCGCAGCAGGGTCGGTCGAGGCAAGCTGAGAAGCTAATTCATAGCGAGTTTTCTTTTCTGCCTTAGCCTCATCCATAGCAGTTTGTCTTTCATTTAAGATAAAGTTTAATTGGTCTTTTTCTTTCTTATCTAAGATACCTGATTCCATATCAGATAGCTCGAGTAACTGTGTGTAGTATTGTATTTCTTCCTCGACTGGCGCAAATTCCATATCAAGTTTTTGCTGAATGATAGATTGAGCTGTTGTTATATCTCCTTGAACACCTGCCTTTATAATAGAAAGGTCTGCTTGTCTTTCAAGGGAATCACCACGAACACGATTCATTTCTGAAGTTAATGCATTAGTTGACATACCAAAAGGGTTATCACTTAGTCTGCGTAGCTCTTTATCTAGTGCTCGTTGTTCTCCTGCAATATCATTATCAAGTGACTGAAGGTTGTTTTGTTTTTCTTCTAACCCAGCATCTTCATATAAGTCAGCACTCTTTTCTGATTTACCCAAGAGTTTCTTCAAGCCCTCACCAATCTTCTGTGCATAACCAAGTCGAGCCTGTTCCTGTGGATTTATATAACCAAGAGCCGACATTACATCGGCATCACTAGATGTTTTAGTTAGTTTAGATACTGGTATAGCATTAACCCCCATTGAAAGGTTAGAAGTAGTTTTGTCAACAAGATTGTTTTTACCTGGCAGCTTAATTGCCTTAGATGACGAAACATCAGTCGGATTTATTGACTCTTTAGCGATACCTTTATTAAAGGTGTCCAACATGGCTTTATCATAGTCACTTCTAGTATTGTACATTACTCCTGTAGCTTCGTCTTTCATATTGTTATATTATACCATTACTTCTTGGTTGGTAATTGGTTCTTATTATTAATTTGTAATTCTTCTATTGTTAAACCAATACCTCGCATTTCAACTTTAACCTGAATAAACTTGCCCTCATTACCAAGTTGCGTCTGATAATAGTGGTCTGTATTCGTACTATCTATAGTTGTTAGCTTAGTCCAGTTGTCTACAACAAAGTAGAAAATGTCGTTAGCCACAGCAAAAGGGAAAGTTTCATCAAGATTTACTGTGTAAGTACCTGTTAAGTAAGTAATACTTGATACATGAGCTGTAATACCAGAGCCAACACCTGCGATTATTTCAACCTCATCTCCTGCAACCACTCCAGAAAGGTCTGATGTTGTTGTGAAGGAGTCTGTGTCAGTCCAAGTTCCTTTCCATTTAGTTGTAGTACCGAACTGTAATGATGTCTTAGGGAAGTTTAGTCTATCTTGTGTTTTATATTTGACCACGATTTTATCATCTGTGTCAAGTGGCTTGAACTTTAAGCTAAATGTATTAAATTTATCTGTAGCTTCCTGTGAATTAAGTCTTGGTGTCACAAAGTAACCACGATTAGGTAGGTAAGGTGAAGTAGGACAAAATACTGTTGTATCTGTTGTTGCTTGTTTGACCATTAAGTTTGCTGTCATACAAATTCTACCAACATAATCGGAGTCAAATAGTTTACTATTCAATGTTACTATAGCTGCTCTGTTATCGTGATAACCAGAACCATAATCATTAGTCTTTATTACTGTTAGAACATTTGTAGTTCCTGTTGCAGAAATATCAATAGCTGTTCCTGCTATAGCGTCTGCATAAGTCGAAGCTAGTTTACATACTGTTGAACTATCTTTTATAAGGAAATAACATCTACCGCCCTCTCTTAATTCAGGAATTTCAGCCGCCGCAGAATAGAATACTGGCATACCAGTAACACAACCATCGAATGAACCTGCACCACCTGTAAATGTATTAAGTGTTGCGTCTACTGTTGGATTCGTAATTGTTTTTATTGTTGAATAACTTGGAGAATACCTATGATAAAAAGCACCATTTGAATCATCATAACACCATACACCAGATAAGAAACCTGGAAGCATTTTAAATCTTCCTGCTTCTACCACAGAAGATAGGTTTACATATATTAAATCTCCGTCAATAGTAATGCCTCTGTTTGATACTCTTGAATAATCATTAAGTGCGTCAGCCCATTCTAAGTCTGTATTGTAAATTGGAAGTGTAGCAAGAACATCAAAACCTCCACCATTAAATCTGATTAGTTGACCTAATGAGTTTATACCTATGATAGATGACTTAAATGTCTTAATTGAAGGTAATTCAAATGAACCTGTTGGGTATGAGTAGTCGTAAGTTGTTTGAACTGAATTTGTAATGAAAAACCTTGACTCTAAACCAGACACGTTTCTCGTAGCAATAAATAGCGAATTACCAATACACGCCATTGAAGTTACTCTATAGCCGACAGGTAATGTAAGCACAGTTGTTTCAACCGCCCATGAAGTGTTTATAAACTTGACTACATTAGAGTTACCAACAGCTAGAACATTTGCATTATCATAGACACATAATGCAGTAGGATTTCCTGCGTCATAAGCACCACCAGAAACATCAACAGTTGTCCATTCTGTTGTGTCTGAACGATAGTCTATATTAGCACCATCTGAAACTACTTCTGTACCATTAAAGTAAGTAACATCTTGTTCAACACCAGGGGTTGTTTTATTTGTGTCTCCATTACGATTGGTTAAAGCACCAAGTCCTGCAGTACCAGAAAACTCTTCATCAGAGTTTATAAATATCTCGTCATCACTTGCGAGCATAGCATCTGCATCATCAAAATCAGCACTGTCAGTTGTAGAGTATTGTGCGAAAGTTGCGTCTGCAAGTTTAATATAACCCTCTTGGTCAAGGTTGATATTCTTAGATTGATAAATCGTTCCTGAAAGGTCTGACTTATTTGTCTGTGAGTGCTTTTTAGTTTGTTGGTTTGGTATTATAAACATATTTATGAGTTATCGCTTCGTGAAAGTTCTATCCAAGATGTTGATGACTTAAGTAGAACTATGGCATCTCGTGAGCCATTCATTGTGAAGTCTCCTGCCAAACGGAGATTACCAGTATCGTCTTTAACCACGACATCTCTTAGTCCACTCTCTGGTCTAACAATTAAAATCATTCCTTCTGGTAGTCCAGTAGTTGTTATTGTGTCAATATCATCTGTCGCAGCCAATCCCTCTGTATCAACTCTACAATGACTAGAGCTTGGACTTATAACTCCACCAGATATAACTAACCCCTCTGCCGTCCCAGCAGATAGTATAGAACTACTTGTTGTTCCATCTTGACCAATTAATTTCTTGGTTACTTCATCGAGAGGCAGTGTAAGTTGCTGAACTTTCCTATCATTTACATAGGTCTTTAGTTCTTCGACTTCTCTTTTGAGCTTTTCAATTTCGTCCATATCTTATTATAACATTATGACTTATCTCGATTAGCCCATGACGCAGAATTTCTTGCCTCGTTACTGTAAGTTGAACTTGACCTGTCTATATTTGACCATGAGCTAGTGTTTCTATCAGGGTTATTCCAACCGCTTAATTCAAGTGATAGACCATATCCAGTAAGAACAAATGTTCCTGTTCCTAGTGTTACGCTATATCCAAGTGATACGTTTATATCTTGACCTGTAAGTGTAAATGAGCCAGTGCCTAATTCAGAAGTTATATTTCCTATAAATGGTATATCTGTAGAGAACGTTGGAGAACCAGCGGCGGTAAGGTCATTGTTATTTGCTGTTGCGTCTAGGTAATCATCATTTAGTTTCCAATAACCAGCTAAGTTGTCTTCATTTCCTATAAGCTCAACTGAACGATTATTGGCGATTTCTGTTGGGGTTCTCTTATCAGACCATACTCTTACATCATCAATTAAACCATCGTATAAAGCTGCAGGTGCATTATTAAATCTAGCACCAATCGCAAATTTTGCTGTAGAGTTCTTTATATCTGCTATAGCAGCACTTAAAGCCCCACTACCAATAGATGAGCCGTCGACGAAATACTCAACTGAGTCGGTTGCCAAGTCAACAACCATAGCAACGTGATACCATGTTCCTGCGTCTAATGTTTGATTATATACTGCTGTTGCAACTGTTCCAGCAGAGTTACTTAATTGAGTGACGAATCTATATGTTCCAGAGTTATTCTGATATGTAAATAAATATGATAGAGCAGAACCATTTGCATCCCATTTAGAAGCTATCGGATAATCAGCACCACTTCCAGGCAAACTTTCTAACTTAATCCATGACTCAATAGTTAAATCACCAGTTATGTCTAAGCCAGTTTGACTCGCATCTGCGATACTTGCGTATTGACTCGAACTTAGTTCAAGGTCTAGTGATTTTGTATTTGCCATAGTTTATTAGGCGTTTGTAAGGACACCATTTACAGCACTAAAATCAAGAGTGATAGATTGACCATCGGCAAGCGTAAGTGCTGAACCATAGTCAAAGTATCCAACAAGGTCTTTATCTGTTGCTGTATCATTATAAATATAAATATATTGAAACGCACCAGTTGTTCCTCCTGTTGAAGTTAGAACTAAGTCTGCTAATACTAACTTATATGTACCGCCAGTTTGTGAAGAAGATGAGGTTGTTAAATCTCTTGAAGATAGATTTGTATATGCAACTTGAGTCAAGTCAGCTAGTTTAGTCCATGCGTTATTGTGTGCTGTATTTGTTAAAGCAATAGTTAATTGGTCAGAACTAAAATCATGTTTGCCGTGAAACAATGCCTCTACAAATGGTTGAGCTTTATTGAATGTTAATGCCATAATTATCTTGTTATTTTATAACGAGGCTTCATTGTTCTCTCGTAAGTGTTTCTCTTTGAAAGATGAGTTCGTAGATTTTTAAGTTCTCTATCTACTAATGAAACAAAGTTGTTTGCGACATCCATAGCGTTCATAACTGCATAGTCCGCACAAGCCATTAAAGATACAATATGATGAAAATGTGGCATGAAACCTGGTTCTTTTGTTGTATCTGAAACAGTGTAGTAACCATGTGGTCGTTGTGTTTTAATCTTTAATCCGTCAGTAGAAGCATAATTTGTAGCAGGATATAGAATAATAGAATTACCCTCTAAGTTATAAAATTCAGGGATTCCGTCTGTCTCAAATCTTTCTTCCAAAGGTTCTTGTGTTACATTAGGGTTGATGTTTATTTCATCTACCTGTCTTAATATTTTCCAGTTACCTACTGAGTCTTTAACTTGAACCTCTTGTATCGTAAGGGCTGTTTTCTCAAGAGCATAATCAGCTTGACCAGATACTAAGTCAGTAGTTGCTTCTGGGAAGTCTGTATTATTATAATCATCCCACTGCCAAGTTGTGTCGTTTGTTATAAGCTCGTGTGTTAGTTTATCTAAAGCTCTGTTAATTAAATTAGTAAAAACAAACATCCGATTTGCATTATCGGATATATGTCCAAAATCAGCACTAAAGAGTCTAATTTCGCAGTCCTGAATTAACCCTGACTTACTAGTCGTGTCATTAAATACCATATAGGTATATTATAACACACAGTCTATTTCTGTTTGTTCTTATTAAATCTAGTTTTAAATTCCTCTAAATAGGAGAAAGTCTTGACGTTAGCCACCTCACCTTTTATCTCAATACTCTCAATATCCTCGTATTCTTTTAACAAAGGAGTCACTTCTTTCTTAATTAAAGGCACTACTCTGTCCTTAATCTTCTGAACTTTAAGGGCTATTTTGTTACGTTCTCTTTCCTTTTCCTCTTTAAGTTTAAGTAAGTCTTTATGTTCCGTCTCAATAGCTTTAGGTATACCTGCCATCTTCTCATTAAATATATCACCAGAAACCTTTTCAAACTGTTTAAGAAGCTCATTGATTTGTGCCTTTAATTTGTCTGCTTGCTCGCCAAGTTCCTTTGGTTCTATCTTTGCAGTAATAGCCTTCTCTTTATCTTCGAGGACTTTGATTTTGTAGTCTATCTTTTCAAGATTCTGGCTAATCTTTCTGCCCTCCTTGACAAGTTCATCTTTGTCTGTTAGTAGTTTAATGATTCTTTTATCTGTTATTTGCATAATATTGAGTTCGTTAATTTGTTAATTCTGTCATTCTCGGCTTCGTATTCTTCCTTAGAATAACTTGGTGGGTTTTCGTCTGTTGGGTTATTAATAATTGGCTGACATCTTTTTAACCATTCCTCGTAAGGTGGTGCCATCTGTATATAAATTATATCACTATTTTCCAGTGCTGTCATTATGGCGTTGTAGTGAGCTTGGTTTCTGTGTGGAGTAAATCCATCTATCAAACCAGTCTTAATCGCCTCACGATATGCTTCAACTAAAGGGAGCGATTGGTCTATGTGGTCTAAGTGAAATGGTGTCATACCAAGAAGTTCTCCTAGCTTATTTGAGAAGGTTGTTTTCCCAGTACACATCATTCCGACTATCCAGATGACTTTATTTGTATTCATGTAAGTTTGTAAAATAATGGGCTGTTAATGGATTATTAATCTGTGTCTTGTAGCAATTCATGGCTTGTTGTTTAAGTTCCTTCTCTTCGTCTGTTGCCTCAACATCAAAACCGATAGCCCTAGTTTCTCCTTGACCATAAGTCCTATAATAAGAAACATTTGTAAACATTTCAGTAGTTACTCGGTGTGTTATATCGTGATGTTCGTGTCCTCCGTCTAAGTGTGGAACAATAACCTCTTGATTTGTTATGCCTAATTTACCCAATTTAGTACGCAATAACTCCTCGTTGAACTTATCTTCTGGTATATTAAGAAACATAACAGGACTTCCTAATAACTTCATAGCTTTATAGCTTTCCATTATTCTCTCATAACCATTATCTCCTTGTAAAGTAGGAAAGGTTAAAATAACAACAATGGGTTTTTCTCTCATAATTGTATATGAGGCAAACAATGTTTCGTCATCACAATGTGGGGAAATTAGATAGCACATAGTTGTTTTGCGACAAGTTTAATGTCGTGTTTTGATTCAAAGTCTATTCTATCTGGATAATACTCATAACAGTCATCTGGGTTACTAGGGTTATGTATCATTGATTTAACATCCATAGCTCTTGCCTCAAGATTCACTCTGCCAAGGAGAATACCAGCAACTAAATCTGCATCTCCAATATGTTCTTCAATATTAGAAACCTCATCAAACTGATAAACATAATCACCACTTATTCTAGCACCAAAGAACTTACCAAATATGTATACTCGATAATCCTTGTTTGCTTTTGCCATGTAGTAATTAAATAGATTTTGTCTTAGTGTGTCACGAGTGGCAGGAATAACAACCTTAAAATAATCTCTTTCAGACTTCTGTCTAGGTGCAAACTTCTCTAGGTCTATTCCATTATAAACAACAGTAATCTTTTTCTCTGGTATACCATGCTCTTTAATTAAGTGTTCCTTAATGCTCGGTCGTATAGCAACATAGTGTTCCATATTCTCTCTAGGAGTCTCACATTCATATTCACTATGGACTACATGGATAGTCTTATCTGCACTTGGTAATGGCATGTCTCTTTGAGAAACTATAGCTAAATCATAATGACCTGTTGGCTCTGTTAGAATCTCTACACCTAAGTCCTCTAGTTCAAATCTTAAGTGATTAGCACCCCACCTTGACAATACAGATACAGTATGTTCTTTCGCAAGTTCTTTAGCTAGTGTGTAGTTGTATAATGGAGAACCAGATAGATATTCCATTGTTGAACAAGTAAGTATTATTTTCATGCTGTTAGACGATATAAGTCTCTCTTTAAACTACCCTCTCCTGTTTCACCAAGATACTCACATTTGAAATTATCTTTGATTAATTGTGGCATATCCCAGTTACCAAATGAGTGTTTTAAGTGTGTTTCAAAATAAACTATATCGTAGTGTTTTAGGTTCTCTAGTAGTTGTGCATCACGTTTGCCGTCTTTTGAAATATCATCGTGACAAGCAAAACAAAATGCAATATCTCCACGCTTAGGTATTTTAACACCAAAGTCTTGAACATGGAAACTACAATTTAAGTTATATGCTTTAGCTATTGTATTTGCTAACGCTATACCCTCTTTTGCTACGTCAAATCCGACACACTCCTTAGCACCATTTTCTATGGCCCAGAAACTAGAAGCACCAAGATTACAACCTATATCAACGACAACTTTATCTTTTATGTCTGCTTTGTTTATTTTGTTTAATCGAGCAAACATATTGTCTCTCGTACCTTTGATGATTTCTTTACCACCAACCCAAACACTCTGATATACATTGTGCATTTCATAGTATTTAGGAACTTGTCTTGCTAGTTCTTGGAAGTTAAGTTCTCGTACAAAGAAAACGTCATAAGCTTCTGGGTCGTCATCAAGTACATGTTCCTCTACTTTTGTAAATCCTTTAGAAGATAGATATTGTTCTACCTCATCTTTTGAAGATTCGTCAACAAATATAAGTTCATCTCTTAATTCACAGATTATAACTTTAGCGTCATCAAGCTTACCGCTTTTAAGTACGTCTAAGATAGTTCCCTCTGTATCAATAACAAGTGTGTCGTAACCTTTTTCAATTTTAGATAATGGCACAGCTTTAATATGTTCTACTCTTGCTATCTCTCTTTCCTCTTTTGATTTAAGGAATGAAGATAAACCTCTATCAACGTAGAACTCGCCATCGAAAGTTCCAACTGCCATTTCTAGTACAGGATATTCTTTTTCCTTTATCTTCTCTGCAAACTCTTTAACTGGTTCTACAAAGGTAAATTTAACACCGAGTTTAGTATACATTTCACCCTCTTCTCCAAAGTGTCCTCCAATGTGGAGTATCTTCTTAGGATTGTGTGTTTTTAAAAATTGATTAAAGTAATTGTCCATACGCTTCTTCCCATAAGTTACACTTGCGGCTAATGTCGTAATTCTCTTCTACATACTCCCTAGCTTCTTTACCCATTTTACGTCTTTTATCTTTATCTGCAATAAGCTCTTCAATCTTCTCAATCCATTCCTCTGAAGTCTGAGCAATAAGCATGTGCTTTGAATCTTCTGGATTAACCTGATAAGGAGATTTTCCATCTGGGAATCCTTGTGCGACACAGGGTATTTCTAACATAGAACTTTCAAGGAACTTAATGTTTGATTTACAACGATTAAAATAGTTATCTTGTCGTGGAATAATCTGTAGGTCTAATTTAAGACTATTTAGTTTGCTATAATATTCTTCAACTGGAACTAATGGAACCCACTCTAGGTTTTTCATACTCTCTAAAATAGCATATTCTCCTTGATAGATTTCTCTCATTAACTTCGTTGGATTATCATTTAGTGAAAAGAATACGAGCTGAACTCTAGGGTCGTTCTCGTAATGTTTGAATATAGGAAATAACACATCTAAATCAGACGTCAAGCCCACGCTTCCTGTTATACCAATTCGTACTTTATCTCCATCGTTTCTTAATGGTTCATCAAATAAGAAAGGGTCAATTAAGTTTGGTAGAACTTTAACATTTGGATTTATCTTTCTATATTCCTCTGCTAGTTGTTCAGTTGAACAAGTTACAAGGTCTGCTTCTTTAATAAAAGAGTTTGCCATGTCGCCTATTTTCTGTAGTCCTTTTTTAACACGTTCCTCTGTCATGTAAGCATTTAACTTTACAGAGTTTTCATCCATATAAGTGTCGTCATTATCATAGACGATTTTCTTTCCTATAGATTTTAAGTGTTGTGCTAGTTTTAATTTATCAGGACTTTCTGGTCGGTGAAAAACCACAATGTCTGAATTGATTGCTGCTAACCCTTTATTTTCTGGAGTCTTTTGTGTGAACGTGATACTTGTAACATCACCATCCCAACCATTAGCTTGTAATGGAAGTAGACATCTGACGTAGTAACACCCCGCAAGTCCGCTTGAGACATAATATACTCGCATATTAGTTCTCTGCTAATCTAATTATTTGGCGTGTCCTCGGGTCGATTACATTTCCGTCTTTATCTAGTCTTTCTGAAACCCTAATAAGATTTGGTGAGATACTTACTTTGCTTCTGCCTACCACACCATTTGCTACTGGCTTTGCATCTCTGCTTTTTAATACATTTAATTTTTGCATAATAGTTTATTAGTTACCCCCTTAATGTGTCCCCACTCCCATTAAGGATAGAAGTGAGGACAGACAACCTAAGCTGAAGTTATGATTTGAACTCCTGCTGCGTCTCTATTTTCTACAACTCCGTATAGAATGTCTGCAGTTGTTACTGTTGACAAGTATTCAGGAATGTAGTTTGATTGAACTCGAATACCACTTGAACCAACCATTGAACCCATTGAGCCTCCTGCTCCTAATGGAGAAGTTGCGAAATGAATTGCGTCTGGGTGAGCCAAAGCGTTAATTCTACCAGTTGTACCTGAAACATACTCGATTTGAGATGTTTGGAATACTGGGATACCATATAGGTAACCTGCTGGTGTTTTAGCTGTTGGGTCGTTAACTGGTGAGTTAACTGCCAAAGCAAATCTATCAATACCTTGAATCTGTTTCCAGAATACGCCAGGGTGTACGAAGAACGCACATTCTGATGTATCTACGTTTGCTGATTCAAGAACTGAGATAGCTCCTCTAATGTCTGAGTCTACTAGAACTGAAGTAGAAGCACCGACTGAGTTAGAGAAACCTGAGAATAATGCTACGATAGCACCATCTAATTTCTTAGCGATAGCGTAAGCTGCTGATTGAGCATATCGTTCCATAATTGAATATGAACGTTGTACTTGAGCTGCTTCTGCATCTTCGATTGCGAAAGAAGATTCATACCATTGATTTACAGTTAGAGTAACTTTAGCGTCTGTTGGAGCTACTAAACTTACTGCTGTTGCATTACTTTTAAGTGAAGCAGTTAATTCTGATATATTTGGAGTATATAGAACATCACCACCCATACTTACTTCGTCTGACCTATCTGTGAAGAAAGGTGCTGCTGTTAATTTAGCACGAAAGAACTCATTAATCTTCTGTCCCCATTTTTCTGGGATAAAAGAAGCCAATGAAGTACTTGTGTGACTATTTGTTGGATAAGCCATTTTATTAAATTATAATGAACTATTAATGGGTTCTGTTTCAAGAACTATCTACCCATCGCTTCTAACACAAGAGCTTTGTGTTCCTCTCTGGTTAGTCCAGGGCTGTTCACTGCTTTCTTGGGTTTTATTTTAGCTGAACCTCTCGATGCTCCCAACTGGGTATCTTGAGTTTCTCTTTTTTTATCTTCTCTTTCTTTCCAGATTTTGAAGTAATCAGATTCTGCTGAAACCAAAGGGTCTTCACCCTCGATTCTTGCAATAGACATGATACGCTCTATCTCCGCATCAGAATACCCTTTTGCGTACAAACGAGCTTCTGCTTTGGTTAGGGTATCTCCAGAAGTTTTCACTTCTTTTTGTCCTTCTGATTTTTGAGGTTCAGGTTGATTATTTGATTGAGCCTTGAGTTCTTTGAGTTTTGCCTCTGCTTTCTCAGCTCTACGTTTCTGGTCTTCAGCGATTTGAAGTGCCTTTTTATGAGCCTCCATATCAACTGTTTCGGTTTCGGCAGGTGTTTCTTCTACATTATCACCACCACTAATGTCTTGAACTACGGAGTCAAGATTCTCCTGATTTTCATCATTCATGTTTCGTTGTTATTTGTTACGGCAGATTACACAACTGCCTTAGTAATATTAATATTATACCACAGAATTACATATTTAGGAATTTCATTTCCTCGGCAACATCTATCTTGCCTTTCTTATTTGTGGCAACCTGTAAACCTTTAATGTAGTATTCAATTCTATGTGGGTTCTTATACATTTCTTCTACTTGTTTTTGATTGGCTTCAAGTATTTTTTGATTTGCGATAATATCCTCGCTTAGTTTATCTAGCTTCTCGGTAAGTTCTGCGTTCTTTGAAGGAAAGGAATTAACAATAGGTAAAACTACCTCATATCGTTTCTGTGCTTCTCCTTGTTTCATAACGAGTAAGTTTAAATCATCTCTTAATGAGTTTAGTTTATCTTCGATACCTGATTGTTGTAATTTAAGGGTATCTATCTTACTTAGTCTAGCCTGAATTTCACTCTCAAGTGACTTGACAGTTTCTGTGTGTTTTTCTGCAAGAGCTTCGAGTTCAACCAGGCGTTTTTCTCTGTTCTCCATTATTATATCCATATTATATTCCGTCTATTAGTTTGTTTAATGCTGATTGAATATCTCTACCTGTTGTTCCTGCCTTGACATTGATTGCATCTTGTGTTGATAAACCTGAAGTTTCTGCCCAGATATTTGCTAAATCTTGAATACTTGCGTCATAAGATGACGTTCCCAATAATCCACTTACAGTTACTTGTAGAGATTCATCTGTTTCTCCGTCTGCTAGGTCAGAACCATTTGAAGATAAGTAAAATGTGTTAGCCCCTGGAGCTAGTGTAAATCCTTGAAATGTTGGTTGTTCTATAGCACTATCTATAACAGTTCCATTAGCCCAGCCCTCTACTGTAGGAGCTGTGACTGATAGAGTCTCTGTATCTGTTCTAACTGTCATGTTAGTGGTGTTTTTAGAGTATAGGGTTTTGAAGTAAAAATCACCAGTTCTAGTTGTCCAGCTCGAAACAAAAGTGCTAGTTATTCCAGCATAGGAAGCTGTTGTTGCAAAGAAATTAAAATTCGGGTGATTTGAGTCGTCATTAGTAGAACTATCTAATACTATCCAATATTTACTACCAATAGTTAGAGTAGAATTTAGTGCTACAGTATAGTCTGCTGAGTTAGTTAAGCCTTCCCATGTTGCGTTTGGAATAGTAATCGTTGATAATATGTTACCATCTGGGGTGTCTGTACTGTCCCCTTGTAATGTTACGACAACATTTCCTGTATAAGTTCCAGTGCTTGCAACTTTTTGTATTACAACACCAGTTAAATACTTCTTTGTCGGGATTATTTGTTGCCCCTGTTTCTTTTTTTGAGTCAACATTCCGAACTCCAAACTAACACCACCACTGACCTGACTCTGGTCTATATTATCTGTACTACTTACTGCTGTTCCTTTAGGATAGAATTTTACTGCGTAAGGTAATGGATTAGTTATAGTAGAGACTTCTTCGAGGGTCATAGAGTTGATGTCAAACCAAGCGTCTGAGATGTTGCCTGCGACTGAGTTTTGAAATCTTATTGAAGCATAGGCAGTGGTTGCGGGTGTAGTGAAAGTGCTTTCCACAGGAGTCCAGTCATTTGTTCCACTTAATTTATTAGTCGTCAATGCACCGCTTGTTTTTGTTCCAGCAACATCCCAAAAACCATAATCTAGATATGCAGAATCGGAAGCAACGTTATTAGTTTTAACGTAACACCTTAATCTATATACGGTTGACGCTTTTACTGGAACACCGTATTTAGTTAGAACTTCAGGTGTGCTATTTGCATCAATCCCAAGTGTACCACCAATTATTGCCCTTCCTCTACCTGCTGTGTCTGTGGTTGAAACTTTAATCGTTTTACTACCAGTCCTTGTAATTGCAGTGTCAAATTCTCCACTCACTCCATTGGCGGCAACACGAAAGTATATACCATACTTTTCATCTTCTATCCAGCCTGCTGTAGTCCTAGCTATATCTCCTGTGGCTTGGTCTATATTACGAATAACACCGCCTTTAACGGAGATGGGAGTAACAACACTAGCACTCGTTGGTGTGTGTCCAGTAAGTGTCATTAAGTTTCCTTGAATTGTGTCTCCTTTACTAGCTAGGATATTAAGACATTCTTGAGTTGTGAATAACATTTCTCCTGGAACATTTAATGGTTTTACTGTGAATATCCATCCAGAACCAGCAGTTTCGTCATCTTGATTATCAACAGAATGTGTTCCTGCATACCAATGATAATCTGGTGTCGCAACTGAGTGTTGAATATTTAGATAATCTCTATCAAATATATTCCCATTAGAAATTAAATTAAATACATCGGTAGTTGTAGAGTTTAGTGTGATTAGTTTTCCTGCTGTACCACTTATTGGAAAGTTGTCTACTCTAGTTGTAGAACCCGCAGTAAATAATAATGAGTGTGCTTCTGAACCAGTATCTTGTAATGCAACAAAGCTGTTGTCACCAACAATAGTGTTAGATTCTGTACTAGCACCTCTCGCAAACCATAATCCGTTATATGCCTTACTACCTCCAGAGAATGTACAACCTGCTGCTGTAGCTTCATCTGTTACCTTAATATTTGCTGTGTCCTTATTAAAGGTTAGGTTAGTTGTTGTTGCTGTATTCCATACTGTACCAGTTCCCGTCAATGTCCAAGTACCACTACCCATAGTCAACACTCTAGTGTTAGAGTTAGAAGATGAGAAAACTGAACAGGTGACGTTTTTGTTGTTAGCGTTGAATGTACCATTAGTTAATGTAATAGTTCCTGTGGTTGAGAGAGCATCAGCGAGTTGCCAAGTGCCCCCGACACCATCGAAGGTGATAGAAAAATTTAATGCAACACCATTAGACGTAATTGTTTTTGTTCCCGTTGTTGAACTGAACGTAGTTACTCCAGTACCAGTTCCTCCATAAGTCATACCAGAACCTAATGTTAAATATCCATTTAAATTTCTGGCAGACGTAGTTATTGTTGTAACAGTACCAGTAAATCCCGTAAAGTCTAAGTTGGTACAAGTGGTTGTGCCAAAAGTTATTATATCAGTACCAGCGGATATCTTAATTGTATTCCATCTACCTGAAACACCAGAAGTGTTTATGTTTATAGTTCTAGTTCCTGTTGACCCAGAGTAGTTAAAATCTACTGTAGCCGTATTAGCGGATATCGTTAAGTTAGTTGTTGTCGTTTGGGCAAATACTGTTGCGTTGTTACCTGTAATTGTCCAAGTGCCAGAACCAGGAGAGAGTGTTCTTGTTCCAGTGCTAGTATTACTAAACGTCTGCATTGTTGGACTATAAGTACTCGCATCAAACTCTCCAGTAAATGCCCCCATAGTAATAGATTTAACACTTATATCATCACCTAGAGTTACTTTACCACCACCTGAAGAGGCATCCATTATTACATCATCATCAACACCTGGAACAGAAGCACCAGTAGCACCACCAGATGAGTCACTCCAAATACCAGTATCTGCAGCAGTCCAGACTACGTTTCCACCACCTGTTATTAAATATCTATTAGCCATATTATTTACTTGTTATTGTTTAGTTATTTATTTATTATAACATTTTATCTAGTTCACTTAGCGTATCTCTCTCGGTGTTCTAGTAGTTTTAATTTTAAAGTCTTTCTTCATTTCATCGAATATAGACAAAGCCATTTTACGGGCTTCGTTTAATGATTCGCTTGAAGTTCCTTTAGAAACTCCTTTGAGTATTTGCTTGTCCAGAACTATTTGGCTGTATTCCTTGAGTTCCTCCACCAATCCCTTGTCCTGATACATTTGCTTGATTCGTGTCCACATTTTGATTTAGGTTAGCTGTTAATTCTGGTAATGAAATACCAACACCTGCTAGGTCAATAATCTTTCCAAACAATTTTGATAGCATTGGGTCTGTCATTATTTGAGGGTTTTGTGCTACTGTCATCAACATATTGTTTAGAGATTCAAACATAGCTTGTTTATCAATGTTTTCTCCTGAAGTAATTATATCTACCTTTGTTCTAATATCTGCATAGTAGCCATCTGGTATATCCATTATTCTGCGAGTAAGTTTTTTAGCTTTAGCTAGTTCTCGTAGTTGAGCTAATTCTTCCATTGTAATTCTGCGACCTTTTAAGATTTCAGATTTAACGAATTTATTAACTTCAAAGTTAGCAAAATCTTCTTCAAACAAATCCATTTCTTCTTTAGAGAAATCAACAAGTAATCTGTGTCCGCTTTTTAGTTTCTTAATTAAGTAAGGTAATACCCAATCATAGATAATCTCTTTTTGGAAAATTCCAAAGGCTTTGTTCTTTTCTGCAAAGTCAGAAGCACCTGCTTGATTAAGCATTGCCATTGTTCTGAATGGAGTTCTTGATGGCATTGAAGCACCAGTAATAGAATCAAATGAAGATGATACTTCTTGATATTGAGTATCCCACATTTGCAATAAGTTATTTATTTGTGGAAGCGAAGTAGGAACAGTATTCAACATCTTGAAAGATTTTCCATCTCCAATTTTAATGATAGAACCTGAACCGTAATCAGTTAAGACGTTATCTTCAACATCATAGTCATCAGTAACAAAGGTAATTTTGGAAGCGTGTTCCATCATATCTCTTTGTTTTAATACTGCATCGTTTGACCAGACTTGAGCTTCAAATCCAGCTTCTACAACACCACGACCAATAGAACGACCATTAACCGCTTCCCAAGATAGATTCTTATATGGGAACTCACTTATCTCTGCTTGATGTAGAATTGTGTCATTACAAATATACAATCGGTAAAGTCTGTAATCATTTTCGTCACCACCATCTTCAATCATTGAAAGAGGAAACTCTCCGTAAACTTCGTAGACTTCATATTGGTCTACTGTTGAATCAGTTTCTCCATCCATAATCTTCATCTTATTTGTTCGAGCATTAGGATTGCTTAATAGTTCAGCAGTGTCCCAACCTTTTTGTTTCGCCAATTCTGAAGGCGACATATATTGAACTTCAATAAGAGTCCGATAAAGTGAAGTAGGGTCAACTATAACATTTCTTAAATCCACAACTTCGATTTTTAGTTCTCCATTTTTCTCAATTTTCTTAACAATAAGTTCACCATGTTTAGGTCGAACATATCTCATCTCATCAATAGAAGCATCATAGTTAGCTAACTTAAACCAATCATGTAGTTCGTGGTCAAGTAACGCAACTCTTAAAGTATTCTCATCTCCATCAGGAACTAACTGAATGTCCTTAGTAGAAAATGGTGTAGCTTTAACTGCTGTAATTAAACGATAATTAACCCTGTTTAGAAAGGGTTTATCTCTACCTAATTCATCTTTCTGTCCGAACAGATATTTTGAATCAGTGTAATATTCTATTGTCTTTATAACTTCAAATGGATAAAAATAATTGCCCTCGACTCTTTCGCATTTGGCTTGAGGATAGTTTGACACCAACTGCTTAATGTGTGATTGTATATTCATATTTAGTTGTTATCCTTATATTATAACATTAACGACTTGTAGAGTGTTTAGCCCTCATGGTTCGTTTAATTACTTTTTGTATTTTTTTTAGCTCCTCTCTTATAAAGGATTGTTTTACATCTTCTTTGGTCACATCACCCTCCCCCTCTACCGCCCAAAATGCTAATAAGGTCGCCATAACATTATCGTCATGATAACCGCTAGGTGCAGAAGCCCCTTGTGATGAAGCAGTATTCGAGTAAGTGAAAACCTGAAATTCCTCGAAAGTAGTTTTATCTGAAACTTTAGGAAAACCCTTTTGAAGTTGTTTCCTATAATGTTCAATGAGTTGAGTTTTGGTAGCGTAGTTTGTATGAAAGCCGAGCTTCTTTGTTTTAAACTTACCTCGTTGGTTATAAACCTCACGAATAAATATCTTGTCGTATCGTTTACGGAACTCCTCAATAAAGGCTTGTCCTACACCAGTTACTTCTGGTATGACGAGTGGTTCGTTATACAGGTCACATAAGGTCAATACCTTGTTTACTATCGCTGTGGTCGGAACATAACCATTAAATGAAGCCACCTCACGCCCCGTGGTTTTAGATATAACCTTTATAGAGCAAGGGTCTGAGTCTCCAAGCGAAGGGTCTACACCAATTTGATACTCTTGACCATTCTCATAATCTTCAAAGATTTTAATACCGCCATGTTCTCGTAAGGGTTCACGCAACTGACCTCTCATTCTATCAAGGAACTCTGGTTCAAAGACAGTTCCCTCGACCATAGTGTCAGGACTCCATTCTCCAAGAACAAACCTCTTAACATATCTATCACCCTTAGTCATTTGTTCCTCAATGAAACCTTCTGGTAGGTTTTTCTCATTATCCTTCATACCAGTTTCAATAAGATAGCGTTTTTTAGCTAGTTTTTCGTTCTTAGTAGGAGCAATCTTGAAATAATCATAAGACCAGTGGTTTGCAGGGTTAATTGTGGCACAAGCCTGATGAAAAGGTACATTCCTAGACAAACGACCAGTAAGTTGTTCGTAAATCATAAACTCTACCTCTTCAAGCTGGTCAATAAAGAACCCTCCTAAGTCCAAACCCTTAATCTTTTGAGCAGATTTCTTTGAGTCATCACCTGAAACAGAAGTATCAAGACCATAAAGTAAGATTTGAGAACCATTGGGGAAGTCTATAATGTGTTTACCTATAGAGTAAGTATAAGAACCAGCAGGAAATACATCTCGTACAGCAGGCATAGTGGCTGATTCTATATCAGATAGTGTCTTTCTTCCTAGTAATAGTCTGTTCCCAGGAAAGAACATACACAATAACCACATCTTCGCTATCATAGCGACAGTTTTTCCTGAGCGGTAGCCTCCACAAATCAATGATTCTGGTGCTTTACTATTTAAAAATTTAATCTGCTTCTCATTAAAATAGAACCCATTGAACTCTTTGATGACCACCTCCCCCCTTAACCATTGACGACCTAGTTCTTCGTAGTCCATATTAGGGTTGCGTTAGTATAACCACCCTCTGTAGCACAACAACCCTTAGCCTTACTATCTGGGACGTGCCATATAGACGATACCTCACCCAAAGTTTGTTCCACCATCGCAGGAATATACTTATTAGCTTCATGGGGTAACTCTAGAGCAACGTATTCTTTGTTCTTGTTTTCAAATATTATCATGTAATAAGTATAACACAAAAATAGGTAAATTACAATGAGAAAACTGAACATTTCACACATTTCAATATGTTATAATAATGTAAGTAAAGTAAGTTGGCGAGATGACTCATCGCTCTAATTGTGGGACAAGCCCAGTAATAGCTAAACTTCAAGACACCAAACTTGGAACAAAAGGCTTACTTAAATCTTGAAACTAAATAAAGCTAAACTATCTATAAAGTAGAGGAGTCTAAGGTTTACCCGCAATCCTATATCATTTAATCTAGTCTAATTAGAACACATTATATAAGTGTTGTAAATAGTACTAAATATTAAAAATATATGAGAGGGGTATATATACAATATCCATTGGATGACTTGGTCTCATACCCTCCTCCCTACTCACTCACAACATCAATCACATCACCACTAGCATTAGTCTCAACTCTTTCAACAGTAATGTTAACGGATGGGGTCTTTTGAGTGTTGTCATCTTCTAATCGATAGTTGATAGCGTCGAGTAATGGCTTCATTGCTTTGAGTTTATTAGTAAGGTCTCTATCCTGATTTACCACCTTAATAAGCTCTTTAATCACATCTTCCCTAGTATAACCAATTAACGCTAGTACATCTTGGCTAGTCTCTTGAATAGTATTATCTTTATCTATTGGTAGCATGGCTTTGACTACTTTATTAGCTCTTTCCATAGTCTTGTACTGCTCTTTTTGTGCAGTTGACTCTTTATATCCATTATCTAATAGTGTTTTAGTTGCGTTGAAGTTGTTAGCACGATAGTCTTTCATTAACTTAACCGCTTTACTTGGTGGCATCATATTAGCCTATTATAGCATTTATTGGCATTATTGGCTATTTTCGACGCTCTATAATCGTCTAGGTTGCATTTGTTTTGAGGTAGCTGATAGTCTATACCTTTGAATTAAGGCGTGTTGTTTGTTTAGTTATCCACAGTTATTTTATTTGTAGTATTGTATTCTGTTTGTTATTTGTTATTATTAAGTGGTAGAAGTTTATCAAGTAATATATAACAATATGAAAAGCGATTTAAAAGAGTATTTTGACAATAGAAACGGAGTAATAAGCACTAAGCATATCGTTTGGTTTTGGTTAGGTGTATGTATGTTTGTAGTATTATCAATAATTACACAATAACATGAAAACAAGACAACAATATTTAGACGGAGAAGTAAGCCACCACGATTATTACATACAATTTGCTACACCAGAAATGTACGAACAAGTAAAAGAAAAAATAGGATTAGAAAGAATTGAAAAAAGCAAAGATGAACACCTAAATGATATATCAATGAAATTATGGGATAGTTTGAGTGGTTGTTTATTTAGAGGCTCAAAACTTATTACACCACCAAGTCCAAGCAGAGAGTGTTATAACTTGATTAAACAAGCAGGTGAGGTGGGGGTATCTCCAGCAATGATGGTTTGTATTTATAAGGCAATAGCAAGAGAGCTTGTAAAATAAGAGAAATAGTTATCAGCTAGGCTCTTTAATCATTTAAAGGGCTTGTGCTGGTCGTTAGACTAGCGAGTTATTAGAACCTTAACAATTAAATATATGAAACTATACGCAACGCTAGAAACTGGTCGTGGCAAGTCTGTATCAATATCAGACAATGAAACCATAACGGCGACATTATATGATGGAAATATGAAAGCATACAGCATAACGATTGATTGGTGCAATATTGGCGACATAGAAGAACCAACAATGGAAGCAGTAGTAACAACAAGAGAGTGGCGAAATAGACCAAAGACAAACGACAAGCAAAAAATACAGGGATAAACTAATTCCCACAATTGAAAGCTACATAACAAAATTATGTGGCTTTTTTGTTTTATATATCCTGTATCAGTACAATTTTACTTGATAAACACTATTTTACTGGTACAGGGTATAAAGAACGAAAACCTAACTCGCACCGAAATAGCAAAGAGCAGGGCGGCAAACTACACTTTGGGTGAGGCAGGCAAAATTATAACACTAGAATATGTGGAAATTAAACCTATAAAGTATTAAATGGCTTGGGTATTTAATAACTAGCTGTGGGGTTATTTGATTTTACTTGCTTCTGGGGGTTATTCTCCGCATATAAACTTTACCTCGTAACCATATAAATATAGGTTGCCTGTCATTGCAAAGGAGAACTTGCCTAGCTTACTGAATATCTTTAATGTAAACTCTGGTTCAATCTTCTTCTCTTCACACTCTTGTAAGTATGCCCTAACTTCTAAATCTGTTGTGTCTATTTTTAGTTCCATGTTGTTATTGTTTATTGTATATGATGAAATAATACATCTTCTAGGTTATCTCGTTGCTTTTCATACCAAACAGCGTTGGTCTTTACTATCTCTCTACCTACCATATCCATTTCTTCTTTCCATTCGATACCTCGTTGGTTTATAATCTTCTGTGCTATATCTAAACCACCAACTATATTATTACCAAACCTATTGTGTATCTTAACGTGGCAAGATTGGCAAAGTCCTATTATATTTAAAGGGTCATGTCTAAGTCTATTTGACCTTGATTTCTCTATCCAGTGATGACCCACAGTTGTTTCTTGACCGCAACCCTCACATTTTGGGTGTAATAGTTTAGCTATTGGAGTTAAGTATTTATCACATTCCTTTTGTAGTTTTGCAACGTCTGATTTGCCTTTCTTTGCTAATGGAGTTCTTTTCACTACCTAATTATACATCATGAAATAGCATAAGGTCAAGGGTGGTCACAAAATGTTGTTGCTATATACTTACCATGTTGTCCTATTCCGATGTATTTATACTCTGGTTTTATCATATTGGCGTAATGAGTAGGTGAATTAGCCCATGCATTAACTCTATCCTCATTGTTTCTATAACCCCACAATAGATTTTCCCCATAATAAGAGCAATTAAGACCTATGAAGGCTTCTTTAAAGTTATCGTGGGAATAGTTTTCTGATATTTGAATAGCTCTAACCTCTGCAACACGATTAAGTTCCTCGCTTACTATTAAAGGTTCTGTTCTTAGGCTATTTATTAGTAGTATTATTTCGAGCATATTATTATGTATTATAACCACTTTCTTGATTCACCGAGCTTTTATCTATTTTGTATATGACATCATCTGGCGGATAGTATAGTTCTTGTTCTAGCTGTGCCAAAAAGACCTTTTTCTTTAGCTCTATCTCCATAAGCTCTAACTCAAATAACGAAATTCTATCTATACATGATTGCCGTTTTTCTGATAGCTTTAATCGTTTCATAATTACATTATAGGTTATATTATATGGTTTGCAAGACAGTTATGCACATATCTATTTTTTATCGTCTTTTAATAAAATTTCCTTACCATCTTGGTCGAATAATTCTATAACTGCTGTCGGTCGGTAAACAGTACAACAACCACCTGTCATCGTATTTTTTTCAATAAAACGAGCCACTTCCTTTGCCAAGTCACTTCCGTATTCTTCTGTTATTATTCGTTTCATATCTATTTATTAGATTTTATTAAGTTCAGTATGTGGATTATCTCCACCCATTTCTGCAAAAGCAATTACCTTGTCTCCGTACTCTTTTTCTAAAACACGTCTGATATTTAGTGCCTTATCACCTTGCGACTCTATTCCGTCTGGGCGTGTATCCGTGAGCATCAAAATTTTGGTACAATCTTTGTTTGTGAATAAATACATATTATTTGATTAAGCTCATCATCATATCCATTTGTCTTTCGTGGACTTCCATTATTGATAATTGTTCTTCCTTTCTAACTATCTCGTCAATCTCTTCCTGTGTTAAACTTTCACTCCACCTATCAAATCCATCAAAGTCTTCATTGTTACTTGCGTAATTTGAGAAGTAATGATTTTGTAATGTTGCTAAATTCTCTTCTATTATTTTTGCTAATGACATATATTTTTCTTATTGCTTGTAATCTACCTATCTATATTTTATAACGTGTAGATACATTGTAAATAGGTAAAGCAATTTAACTGGGGATAACTTTTGAGCCTTATTTCAAGCCATATAATCGTAAAAAGTATACTAACCAAAATTGGGCGGAAAATATAATTATGAGTTTAGTTTAGATTACAATTCAATAACAAACACATTTCCCAATTTCGATTAGAACACCTCTTGCGAGGTTTATCGGTTCTGTATAAATTCTTCGTTCTTTAGTGAGGCTTGTTTCTTTGCTATCCTGATAAATTCTTCTAGCTGTTTTATTTGTGCGTTAGCCTTTCTCATCATCAAATATCTATCATCAGCTTTAATAACGGCATCAGCTTTTGCAGAAGTCATGTCTCCACTTGCTAATAGATTTGCTTTTGCTACAGCTAAATCGTGTTCTATTCTAAATAAGTTATCATCTAATTCACCACGCAGAACATTCATTTTTGCTGCAGCTTCTAACCACCTATCAGCAGTTATCGGTTCTTTATTTTCTACCCAACCCTTCATTGTGTTGAGTATTGATATTGCGGTTACTGTTTCCATGTTAGAAAGGGATACTATCTGTATCAATTACGTTGCCTTCCAACGTTTCACTGGTCTTTGTATCCTTCTTTGGTTCTGATTTACTGCCAAATTGAAAGTTCTCTACAACTACTTCTGTTTTGTATGCTTTCTTTCCGTCAGCACCATCCCAACTTCGTGTCTGTATTCTTCCTTCAATGTATAAAGAGCTTCCTTTCTTGCAGTACTGTGCAAGTGTGTCTGCTTGTTTTCCAAAAGCTACTATATTATGGAACTCGACTTCCTCTTTCTTGTTGCCATCTTTGTCTTTATAGTTTCTGTTTGTCGCTAACCCGAAGCTAACAACACTCATACCACTTGGAAGTGCTTTTGTTTCTGGGTCTTTAGTCAAATTTCCTATAAGCAATACTTTATTTAAGTTCATTTTTTTGTTTCAATATTTTATATTCTTCGTTTGTAATAATCCAGTAGCCTTCTAACTTACCATTTATGAAATGACCTACTGGTGCTTCTTGTTGCCATGCCCTACCTATTAAATTCTTATCTTTATCTTTAATTAGACCATCAGATATTCCATCATCAGTATCGGTTATAAAGAAACCTTGAGTTGCCATGTTGTTAATCTCGCTTAATACTGTCTAGGTGGTCTGAAAAGTTTTCCATTTCATCATAACTAGCTATCTCACCACCTGCAAGATAACCAGCCATAGCTAATGCTCGACCAACTGAAACAGTTTCTATCTTTTCAAAGGCTTTCTCTGTTCCTACTTTACCAAAGGCATGACCAGTAAATGCTCTTTCGTGCAGTATTCCGTCTGGTGTAACGCTTTTTGGCATACCCCAAGATACTTTAGCTCTAAAAATTACATAGCCCTCTTTAAACTCATAGGTAGTTGTAATGTTTCCATCAGCATGGTCTTTGTGAAACTGCTCGACCCTCGCTGATACTGGTGCGTAAGCCTTACCTTTCAAACTAATTGTTTTTATTTCCATAATTATATATTGTTATTAATAATAACCTCTACTTTACTTTCTTCTGACCGAGCAAATTCTCTAGCTTTTTCTTCTGTTGAATATTCGCCAATCATTTCTCCTTCACCATTGAATACAACCCAATTATCACCTTGTTTTGAAACCTTAAAATTAATTGTTCCCATTTTTGTTGTTATCATAATTGCTTGTAATCACTACTCTTATAGTATAACTTGTGTAGATTTAGAGTCAACGCAGTTATCCACTTTTTCCTTTTCAAGGATTAGTTGCAATTCTGCCAAACACCTCCAAGCTGCCTTCGCTAAATGATACCCGCCATCACTATCAATAGTTTCTCCAGAAGCATGGTCTACTATATGTCTGACTGCTGCATCTAGTTGGTCTTTTGATTTATCTCTAGCCCAATGTAGTGGTTCTCCTTTGTTGTGTTGTTCATTACCAAGCCAACTAACAATAGCAACTTGCTTTATTGCGTCTGGGAAATATTTTAATACACCTGAATATATAGGAATTTGTTTGCGTTGCTGTGCTGTTGCACCAGACTCAAAGTTTCGAAGGGTCGGTCTTGTTTTTTTATCAAGTTCTCTTAGTTTTTTAAGTTGCCCTCTAAACAATTTATTATAATCATTGGTCGCTCTCGTAAGCATTGTTGGTATTCCTTTCCTTTTCATATATTATTTGTTAGTTAAAATTCTATCTTTTTAAAAGCATAATTTCCATCTTGTGGCAGGGTATATTTTCTCTGTCCTTTTATGGCATCTGTCATAATTATTGGGAATGTATTACTTTCCCGCTCCACCTTTTCATCTCTCCAGAAATAAAGTTTGATTCCGTTCTTTTTATTTCTTCTTGGTGGTGGAGTTATTATCAAGCTCCTTTTTGTTATTTCTATTTTCATATTAAAATAATGTTTCTTTTGGTAAACTATAAACACAATCATTGCCGTGCATTTTGCTCGATATATTCATACCCTCTCCTTTTAATAAATGAATAAATGCCGCAAGTCTTGTTGTAATTCCATTCTTTATACACCAGTAATTACTTACTTCTCTATCTTGTAATAACTTATCTTTGATTATTTCTTTTTTAGACATAAATTTAAATCCTTTTTAAGTTGTAAAGCCTCCGCTTTTGAATATTCTTCTTGTAAAACTATCCGTTTTATATCTTTAACTCTTCTTAAGTTGCTGATAAAACTTCTTCTATTGTTTCTTCCTGTACAATCTAAACTTATATCACCATCTTTTGTTTCTATCATCCACGATGTTATCTTGCTCATATCTATATTATATAAACTATAAAGATAAAAGTATATTGAGTTATCCACAGTGAGCCTAGAGTCAGGTTTGAACTGACGACCTATAGTTTACAAAACTATTGCTCTACCAACTGAGCTATCCAGGCTTTAATTATAGTATACCTTATCCTCATCAAAATAATAATATACTCCGTGAGTACAATGCTTTTCGCAAACCCATATCTTTGAGTAATAATAAGACCTATCACTATTGGGTTTCTTTGTCTTCTTTCTAGTTTTGCCTAATATTAATGGAGAGTTGCAATACTTGCAATGTCTTTTTGAGTGTCTATGCTCTACTGGTTTTGGTGGCATACACATTTTTGGATAAAACTTTGGATTTAATTCTCGTATAAAGTTCCTTGTTTTTTTCTTCATAGCTTCCTGTAGTGGAAACCTTTTATGAAACTCACTGTGGCATTTGTAACATAAAACATATAAGTCGCTCGGTATTTCCTTTGTAAGCCTTTGATATGTAGAATGGTGGACACATAATCTATCAACAGAATTACACCTGCAACATTTTAGATAATATCTCAAAACGTTTCTTCTTAGTTCTTTCCACTTTGGAGAGTTGATATAAGGATAATAGATTTTCTTGTTGTTCTTTATCCGCTTCTTATCTAAAATACTCTTTATATTAGTTGAGAGGTCTGTTAGTTCTCTTATTGTTAATTGTTCTATTTCTTTTATATCTGGTAATAACATGTGTATGTTTCTTAGGAAATAGGAAGACAAGCCTGAAATAATCAAGCAAATCTGCCCAAAGTGGATTGTGTTTGTTTCTTGAGGTTTCTAGTATAGTTTGTAATTGGATATTATCTTATTTAATCCAACCAAGTCATCGCAACGGAAATTATGTTCAGGATTTATTCATAAGTATCAGCTAAGGTTGCTCGGATTTAGCCAATTCCTGTCCACTCTTTATCTAATAGTCGCCTTGCCTATAATTCTGCGACTACACCTCTACACCACTTCGTTCCTTTATGTATCATATAGACTTTATATTGTAGGGTTTGGTCTATATAAATTAAAAAACCCTTTCGACAGAGCCCAACATTTAAGTTAGAGTCTCTCGAAAAGGTTTCATGAAACTCGCACTGTCGGTAGTCAAACTTCAACTACATATATATTATACCACAAAACTATTATTTCCTTGTTAAGTAATAAAAACCTTTTGAAAAATCATCAAACTGTTCGCACTTCTTATATAACAAGTATAATATACCAGTATCACTTTTGCCAAATGCTTTCGTTACTGTATGACATAATCTAACTGGTGTCAATGGACTATAACCAGCACTTACTCTACTAGGATTTATTCTTTCAAGAAACTTCACTATATATTCATCTCTTTCTGAACGTAAATTATTTTCTTTAACTTCAATCTTGTAGTTTTTAATGTGCTGACTAATCTCCATAACAAATATTATATTACCACATAATTTATTTGCAATAGAGTTATCAACAAATATGTGTTGACTTTATGTATTGTGGCGATATAATTTAGATATGAAAATACTAATAACTGCCGAATATGGAAGTGACTTGGCTAAGAAGGTGTCTGACTTCATTGAGGAATATACCATGACAGATGATGGTGGTTGTGGGGTTTATCGACCAAAAGCAGTTATAGAGTTATTCGGGCAAGACGACAAGGAAATTTTATTAAAAGACGATAAAAAATAGATATGAAAAGAGAAAAACCAGACTGGTTATTTGTATGTCAAAAGTGTAACCATGTCATATATATAAAAAAAGACAGGATTAAAGAACTATTGAAGCTAGAATGTCCTGAATGTGGAGAGGAAGCACGACTACTTTGGATTATTAGTGGTGAAGGTGATTACGATAAAGAATACGGAGATTCTAATTAAAAGTTAGTGCCATTTTCTTTAATATAAGAAAATTAAATTAAAACAAAAAAGAGGCTTCCAATTGGATAAGCCCCTTTAATGTATCAAACGGCAAGGTTATGCAAATACTAACCTCGCTTGACTATTATAACATCTTGTGTAGTATCGTCTAGGTCAAAGTAATTAACATTTTGAAGTTTCATAACGCTTCCAATCTGATAAATGCTATTGACCTTTATATCAACTGTGGTATAATTAGCTTAGATAGGCAAAAACCTATCGAAATGACAGAAACTAACCTTTATGGTTGGTGAAGTCCCCTATAAAATTGAACGAAATCAGACTTATCTTTAAGCGGGTGAGTCTGTTTTCTATTACAAAAAGAAAACTGCCGAAGCAGTAATCTTGTGTATCGTCTATGCGTGAGTAGCAGTTGTATATAAATCTTGCT